CACGGTGGAGATATTGGCTTGTGTAACCGGCGCACTCTGACCGAGCAACTGTGTAGTCGGAACTCCATTTTGTGTCGCCCTAATCTGCACAATAATCGAAGCGTTTGCATTATTGGGTTTTTTGCTGAAATATAAATCAACACTGTGGATTTGCGAATCTTGATTATTTTTATCAGGAATGACAAAGGTCTGCGACAAGTGGTCAGGAAGCTCTTGCAATACTTCTGTGCTTGTAATTACTGTTTGTGAAGTATCAGACTCCAACTCAGTTAAAGAAATTTGTGAAGACTGTACTGCAGAGTCTTTATAGGTAAAATCATTCTTATTTGGCGCAGCATAGTAATATTGCCCGCATCGAGTTGTAGCGCCGTCTTTGCCTGAACTTATTCCGCCGCCATATGGTGGCGCCACATCACTAATTTCTACAAGATGCTTATACCCTTTGAATTTCAAATTAGCATTATTCGGTATAATGTACCAGAACGTGAGATTGCCAGAGGCGTCAGTGACAAGCGGATTCCCTTTGCTGCTGGCATCGCCAGAGGCGGAGGAGAAACAATATGCCGAAATGTCTCTTCCATCAAACCTACACCAAACGCGAGTTAGCGGCTTCAGGCCTGCACATTTGACTGCCCGCTTGACGTGCTGCTCGAGTACATAATTATTTGTACCGTCTTTGAATGCGGCGACGTCAGAGAATTCTGCAAGGCCCGTGTAGTCTTTACCAGCATCCGCATACTGTTTGAGAAGGGCTGCTGTAGTTGTAGCTGATGCTGGCATTAGGTAATCCTATTAATCTATTTTGTTTATTATTTATTATGAACCACAAAGCCGTTCACAATGAAAGTGTCGTCGCGATCAACATCCAAGTTGAATACATGCCCAGTCTCTTGTCTCTGGGAGAAGTCATTCAAAGTCTCGGTATAAGTGCCTAATATCTTGTCATATTTGACCATTTGATCATTAAAGGCCAGCTGTCCAACAATTTCCAAATCGGGGTGGAGGATTCGCGTCTTCTCGGCATTGAAAGACTTCCATCCATCAATTGTCAGCATTGGGTGCGTGTCAGTCAGTTCTAGAGAATCATTGATTGTATATATTGTTCTGGCCTCGACTGGGTGGTGGTGTAGAGCGACTACTGTATTAAACTCTCCAGACATACCCAGAACAACGTCGCCAATCACAACAGATTCAATAGCTTTAAAAGAACCGTCGCCCATATATACTAATGTCCCCGCAACGAAACAACCTCCGTAGAAGACTTGGCCGCTGGCCGCATAGCTGCCGTTATAAGAAATTCCGGCGCTGCTTGTAGTTGTTCCCGAATCCGTAATGTCTACCGACGCTTGAGCCGGAGCCGATGGCTGTGCTAATGAACACGACGGATGAGACAATCTCATAGTTCCGTTATAAAGTTTGGCTGGAGTTGCTGTATTCACAGTGACCGGAAGGCGAGAAGTAATGTCTGTTTGTCCAATTAAAACAACAGGCGAAGACTCGACAACTGTCACAACATCGTCAGCAACAGTTGTATTCACGCCGCCAGAGGACAAGCTGAGTTCAATATTCTGAAGAGTTGGGATTGCTCGTAAAGGCTGAGCGGCGAAACTTAGATCCGAACTACGCATACTGTTTACAAACTCACCAGTTGGCGGTGGATCGATAATGATAGAATCTACCGGTGGCTCAGGTGCCGTAACTGGATCTGATGGACGGAGCATACCCTTTTTCAACGCCGCAATCTCAGCAGTATTGAGAACAATCATGTAATGGTGCTTTTTCACTTCGTGCTCAAGGACTCTAAGTTCCTTCATAGTGAATCGTTTATTGTCCACTTCATTGACCATGACCTCGGATTCTGGACGCAAGTAGTATAGCGCCGCGTCCGGAGAAAGTGATGGGTATGGTGGAACAAAGACGTTAGCCAATACCATAGTGTCTTTAGGCTTGGTTGGAACCTGAGGGAACTGGTCTGGTGTTCCAGAAACAACATTAATAACACCGGTAGAAGTCAAAACCACTCTATCGAATCTTGGTAGATATGATTGAACATCGGCCTGAAAGTTTTGGTCTGGAGTGGGAAAGTACGACCCGTCGGAATCAACGTCAAACGTCGAACCCTGAGCAGGGTTTGTCGGCGCTGCTGCGGCTGTCCCAGTACTGCTCGGTGTCGCAGTAGAAGAACGAATCGGCCTAAAGTCAACACTGTCGCGAAGGTCGATTATCTCGCCAGAAGCAGAAAGATATTTTGGAATTTCTTGAGTTGTGATTGTTGTATTCGCCAACGGATTGGCATCATTAACTGGATATGAATCCACGCTCAAGAACCCAATACCGGCAGAACGGTCTCTGCCAAAATAGTCGAATTTTACCAATAACCCTGCATCAGTTGTATTCAGTGTACTTGTCGAACGCTTTATCAATCGCGCGGTATCATACATCGAATCTCTCTGACCGCCCTCGATATAAAACTCAGATGTGACGTTCGTATCAGAAGTGGACACAGTAGTATTGCCACCAGAATAAACAGCAAGAAGTCTGAATGCGTCAGAAACACCAAGCGGCCAAGGGCCAACATTACTGGAAGTGTGGCTTCCTGTATCAATATGGACGAATTTATTTTTATTTACAGTCTTATTGGCCTGAACCGCTGAGGTTCGCAAAACATCAAAATATACCGATGCGGCGAACGTAGAAGCCAAATTGGCAGTTTCTAGGTCAATACTATGGGCCGAGCCAGTTGATGTAATTGTGCCATTAGCCTGAGTGTCGAATATGTGACCGATGGGGAATACTTTAGCGTGCCCAGTAGCAGAAACTGTCGCGCTACCTGAAACAGTCATTGTCGTATCGCCGGCAATATTGGTAATTCTCTGTTTAGTCTCACCAGTTAGTTGAATGAAATCACCAACATTATATTGAGAAGTGAAAGTCGCTCCTGCTGATCCGGTGACTGTGCTGCCAGATTGCGAAGCTTGTCCAGTCATAGGATTCGTAGACACTTCACTTCGGGCAACAATTATAATATTCCGCTCATCCACAGAAGACAGCGGGGAGCCTGTATCATTATTTGTTTCAGTTCCACCCGTATGCGCAGTGTTAGCAGAAACAGTAGCTGTGCCTGCGGTTGTGAACGATACGGTCTTTTCGGTTCTGAATACATATTGTGTATTGGTGTTGTCAGTGGCATCGGCAAGCTTTCTGGTGCCTGAACTTTGTATTGGCATCACCAATTTATTTAATGCTGTATCTTGTAGTCTAGCTTTGCCATCAGTCTCGAGGACGATGTCAGCGTAAGAATGGGGGCCAGAAACATTAGCAACATACAACGACAAAGAATTTGAAAATGCATTTCCTGCGGTCATCTTGATGTCAAAAAGATATATTCTAAACTTGCCTGATGGTGTTCCAGAAGTGCCTTCATGGTGCTGGAACCCTCGAACCTTAGCAGTTCCTACCTTAGCACCTAATGCACTTCCAGCATTGACATAATCATTAGTGATTGCTTGTTGCGCTGTGTCATAAATGTCGACATCTCGGAACCCTTGAAAATCCCACGTACCGACAACTTCATTACAAATAGCATAGTTACCAAATGCTTGGCCGACTACTACGTCTTTCTGGACAAGATATGTTATGGCTTTGTCGATGTCTTGGCGATACAACCCGCTGAGCTCAGTTCTATAACCGCTGACATAACCAATCGAAGGATTCACTTCGATCACTAATTTATTGAGGTCGCCGCTTTCTGCCGCCGAGTACACGCCACCATTAACTTCTGTCTTTAAATGCTCTTCGACATTGACCTTGAATGGGCGAATGGCATAGTCACCAGATTCTTCTCTAGTTCTAGTCGCCAGTTCGTCTGCCAGATTTCCGCGAGAGGGATCGAGATATTCACGAATGACTCGACCAGACTGTATATCAGCAAGCGGCACGAATCCAATATTATTAGCAGAAGTTGCATCTCGGGTCTTGAGGACTGGAGAAAGTTTAAGTCTTGAAGCTCCAGGTGCAGAGAAGTTTGTCGCGCCAGAAGCATTATCCAATAACGATGAATCTTGATTCGAGTCAATTATGGATTCTTCAGTCTCTAGACCAACACGAACGGTCGGATCTACGGAATATTTGCTAACAACACCAGCCTGTTGTGGCACCTTGACGAAGTGACCTTTGTGGTACACAACTCCGGCAGCCAAAGAACCGCCAATGCCAGTTCCTGTGGATCCAGTTACGATAGTGTTAGCTGCTACGATGAATTCGCTATTTGCTGAGTTGCGAAATATCAACGTCTCGTTATCAGAAAAAGCCTTAGTGGTGTTGTTTGCGCCAGAGTTTGTATACGAAACAAAAACGCTTAGATAGTTTGGAGCATTACCTTCAGAACCTTCCGAAGCGGCAAGCAACTTAGCAGTGACACCTGTGGTTTCGCCAGTAATAGTACTGTTGGCGATTAATGCATTAGAATAAAAGTCATTAAGGAGCAGGACTCTATTGTTGGCGTCTTTATCACGCAACTTAACATACTGCCACTTGGGAAGCTCTAAGTCACAACCGGATACAACAGTTCCGTCTGTGAGAACAGTAGAGCCAAGACGCGAAACTTGATTCTGTAGGATAGTTTGAAGCTGTGTTAACTCTCTCGCCTGTACAGCATATCCTGGTCTGAATAGCACTCGATGAAAGTTCTTGTCTTCATTGAAGTCGTCAAAAAAAGGACTTTGATTGAGGTTCGTTTCGATTGTCATTTATAATACCTTTAAAAATCTAGGATGATTTTAATATCTTCTATTTGTTCTGGAGTTCGATCCACAGCTCTGATGTTCTCAGTATACAGTATCTCGCCGGAAAATGTATTAGCCTCTGGGCCTTGTATCGATTCGATAGTAGCAACAGGCGTTTCGCTGTTGCTGTTGAGGACAATGTCATCCTTAGTGAATGCGACGTGATTGCTATAACTTTGTACACTATTTAGGTACATTGTATAGAAGGAAGAATCACTTTGAGTCTCATCTTCGCGAATATAAACTATGTGAGCATTCGCGCCTTGTACAGCATTTTGCAGGGATTCATTTTTTCGTTGGATTGCCCCGAGCGTGGTCACAAATTCTAATGTCCCAAGCTCAGCAGCTAAACGATTTCTTTCGTTTGTGATGGTGTCCCCAGCCGACAGAGGATTAATTGGGGTGGCGCCGTCCATACTTGTATAGGATAATGTTGCTCGAGAAGTCATTCGCAGCGTGGAAGGGCTGTTAGATGTATTAGCTATGGACTCAACCGCAATGTGCGTGTTATTGGCATCAACCTTTAGAACTGGATCTTTCAAAATGCTAAGAGTCCTGAATGCGGTATTTGATGGGATGTAACCAGCGCCGGTGGAAGAAACACCTTCACTACCGTTAAATTGGACGTTCAGCATAATCTTATCTGCTGCGAGTTCGCGAACCGGATTTGATCCATGACCGCCAACAGGAGAAATAACCGCATTAGCGGTGGCCCCGACGCCATGAATACCGTTTGCGCTAATAAGAACCTTCGCTCTCGTATACTGAGAACCGACATTTATCACTGCAACATTAGCAATAGAACCAGTTGAAGCATTAACACGACTATACGCTTGTGCGCTGGAACCATCGCCAATAATAGTCACAGTTGGTGAGATTATAATTCTTGAATCAGTATTCGGTGTAGTTGTGAATGCAGCATTCACAGTCATTGTTCTGGTCGATCCAGACCACTGAGTGATCCGACGTAATTGACCAACACCCGTTCCGGAAGAAATGTAAACACTGGATCCATTATAGAACCCTTGAATCGGGGAAGCGCCGTTATCTCCAGCGGTAGAAACTTTAATAGAAAGTCTACCACCGACCTCAACAACTCCATTAGCAACTTGATGATACCCAGAACCGAGGTTTACGGTTTCTACAATTTCAATAGCTCCGTTCACTGCGGCATTTTGGACTGCCTGTTGGCGCGTCTGTTCAGGGGAGGTGTCGGGTGTCACTATATTCTTCACCGGCATATGTACTGATGTTAAAAACTTATCAGCCTCACCGAGAGAAATGGTGTATAGATATTTCCAAGTGAAACCATCAGATGTAGTAAATGGCAGTGTTGAGAACCCTGTCGGTTTCACCGACGAAGCGGAGCCTTTATTATTATACAGGCACTTATACACATTATATTGATCTGTCAAGACATAGTATCTGCGCTCGTACATATCCTCGTCAGTATCTCTGTACATAGAATAAGTGGTGCCTGCTGCCCAATCATATCTAGGGACAACATGCGAAACACTTCCAGTATCAATTTTCTTGGCACCGATAAACTTTCTGTGCTGATCGTATTGCAGATTCTGCTCATTGTCGACAACAAAATCTGGAATAGGTTCTTCAGCCCATTCCTGACTATTACCCAAAACTGCATATAATATTACAGAGTTTTTGTTTGCCGATCCGTCAGTTGCATTCAGCGCTTTAACAAAAGCTTCTGCATTATTGATGGATAGATCTTTGGTCGCGTATCTGTAATTCATTAGGAAATTGTTCCTGTCGTGTAATAAACATTCGCCGAGGCCAATCCGCCGGCAGCCCACTGTATTTTTGTATTCGCAAGAGTGTCATTCGTCACTATATTTAGCGGTATTTTGTAGTAGGTTTTCGGAGATATTTCAATTATTATCGTGCCGTTATTGGCGTAGTTACTTAGGAATGTGGTGCTAGAACCGACGATATTGAATGTCGCGTTGCTCATAGCTACAGTACCCGAACCTTGAAGGCGCGTGCTGTTGTTTGCAGATGAAACGATGTCTACAGAAACATTCGAGTGTGATTGGTACTTGCCAAACAATCTCTGACCTGCAGGGTGTACAAGTTTAAGAGCAATATCCTTATATCGAGCAAGTGCCAGAGGTGCAACTACCTGATATGCAAATTCTTGGTAAAAATTGCTATCCTGTATATATCCGCGCTTTGTCGATACATGACTTCTTGATGAAGAATAATATCCTTCCGAGTTAGCAACATTGTCAAGAGTCAATCTAACCACAGCTTGTGTTGCGTCCGGATGATCGGTTTCTTCAACACGAACCAGCTCGCCCTGTTTATGAGAATATCCAGAATCAATAACGCGCAAAGATGTTATGGTTCCGTTGGCGCCGACGCTTGGTACAATTTGAGCATTATTTCCAACAACACCCTCGTCAACCACTTTAACAATCTTAGCAGTTCCTTGACTTGAAGTCGCTCTGGTGTCAATCTCGCCAGGAATTGTGGATGTTTCGTATTTAAGAATTGTCACGGTTTGGTTATTAGCGAAGGTGATATTACCTGGAGATCTTTGTAGGAACGGTTGCCAGACTCGAACGGTGGTCTGGTATGACCCGTTCGCCAACACTACTGTTGTTGGGGTTTGGTTCGGGCCAGCGCCAGCTTTAATATCGCCGCTCGCAGATGTAGATGGTTGGATCAAGCCGTCATTTGTGTCCAAACCGATCACTTGACTATTGGCAGTTCCCCAGTTTATGTCGTCAGTTTCTAATGTTATGTACTGCTCACCAATACCCAGAAAAGAAATATTTGGTTCGACCACACGAACAGTCGGAGCAACAGTAAACCCATCACCACCAACTTTGTTTGATAAGTTCTGGATTGATCCGAATGTAGCAACTTTAAATATCAACGAGTCGCTCAATTTAGTGTATCGATTTTCAATGGCCGTATTTGATGAAGTAGATGCTACGTTGGCGATTACAGTTGCGGAACCCACCTTGCGAACGCCGTCCAACTCTATGAATGATGAAATTGGGCCGGTGTGGAATTGTGCTGAGTTGTTTGCAGTGTTATTCGCAGTCACCTTGTATGTTGTCAAGTCGCGCCAGACGCCGCCTTTGCCGTATGCCTCGGAAGATAATGCTGGGTTGAATGGATCTGACACCACTAGGTTTAAATTGTCCGAAACACTCACAACTCTTCGGCTAGACTGGCTTCCGGATTTGATAACATCGCCAATTGCGAAGTCTGTCAAAAAAGTAGTTCCGATCCCAGTAACTGTGTTCGACGACGAGCTTACCGTACCAGAAAGGATTGTGTTTGCTGCTGGATCGTATTCATAACCAAAGGGTATGTTAGAAATTATCTTTTTAACAACAGCAAACGTATGTGCCGGTTCGTTCACTTTAATCGCATCAGCTGTGTTAGCCACGTGTGGGGATATTGAGACAAGCTCATCACCCTCATTAATCACAACAGCAGAATCTCGTCCCAACTGGAGGTTATGTCCGCCAATAGTATTGCTCTGGAATGATGTGACAGTTCCGATAGTCGCACCGGTGGATGTGCCAATTTTTATAGATTCAGCCGCAGAGAAGTTGCGATATGTGTCGACCTGATACCAAGAATTTCCTGCAGTAGAGTCGACGATTCCCAACACAATAGCATTGGCTGAAGACGTAACACCGAATAGCGAGTCACCAACGATAATACCAGAACTATTTGCTATCTGTATAATTGCGTCGGCATTATCTCGATAGTGTTCGCTGCCGACAACTTCATCTTGTTCAGGAAACCCGAAAGTCGCGGCACCAATAATCGTGTTCGCGAAGGTGTCCATTATTCCAGTGCTTGAATTTGGATAAGTGACCAGAGGCGCGAGGTCGCCATATACATTGTTACTTGCAATTAAATTAGTGTTTAATGATATGGCAAATGTATCGCCGATGTCTGTCTGTTCTATGGTGAATCTTGCAGGGGACTGTCCGTCGCCCCCTTCAATGAATATTAATGACTCTCCTTGATCCGCGCCACCGATAGAAGACGTGTACCCAGAGCCGCCATCGGCGATGGAAAATGTGAGAGATCCGCCGAGGTCGACGGTGTCTGTTACAACAACCTTAGCGAATTTGCCAACATCATCTGATATCACATCAAGAACGTCTCCCTTGGAATATTCTCCGCCAGGAGATATAATCTCAACCCGCGCAATTCCAGCTTCGATAATTGGCGCGTGACCAGTTCCTGTGACAGCCTCGGACAAAATGCGAACTGGCTCCAAATGGCCAAACGAACCCTTAACGTTTGAGACGATAATTTGCATCACATCTCTGTTGCGAATAACTCTTCCAACAATATCCTCAACCAATGCTTCAGCACCAGTCTCCTGACCTTGAATAGTTCTTCCTATAAACTTATAATTGTTGATGTCATAAGACGTCACGAGATATCTGTCTAAATTCCAATCTCCGTCAGACACTTTGAGCATTTGATCTGCAGGATAGTAAACCTCAACATCTTCATTATAAATTGTCCTAAATAGCAACTTGTATGAAGAAAGAGAACCGCGAGTGACATTATAATATTTTACATACCTAGCGAGAAGTCTCTTATCTGCCGCAACCTCATTCGGTATCGACGGCAACAGCGTATCTTGGAAATATTTAAGATACTCGTCCATTGTTGTGCTTATGTCGCGACTATCTTCAAGATTTTGAATGGCGTCGGTAAGCTTTCCGTTTTGCTCGAGGTACTCGTAATATGCCTCAATAAAAGCAAGAAAGTTCTCGCCATCTTCTTTATAGAATGCTGGAAACTGATTCTTTACAATCGCGGATAGTTTTGATTTTATCATTAAGTCTGCTCACCGACGATGTTGATAATAGCATCGGCTGAATCCATGAGTAAGATCTGCTCGCGCACGGGAATGACATCCAAATTCTTAGGGGATGCGGTGACCAACAGCTCCAGATCAGAATATGCTGATGGCAAAAAGTTCTCAATAGTGATAGCGCCGGAAGTGTAGTCAACGATGCCAGCGGCAGTGACAATATTCACGCGCTGCTTTTGATCGTTATATCGGAATATGTCCATCTTGCCGAGGCCATCGTCGCCAAAGAATGCGGAGAATCCAGAGTATGTGAATTGCGAAGAAATAACAGTAGCGGGTCTAATCTCGTTATTGAATTCAACTCGCACAAGTTCGGCGATGTTCACATTAGGAACAATTCTTTTTTGCAGCTTTATTGAAGCGTCTGTATTTAAAATATTCCCGCCAGAAGTGTCGTCTAGAGTACGAAGAAATCTGGAAAATCTCAACTTATTTCCAAACCTTCCCAGATTAGATTCGGAAAATACTGATATTGCGTTTCTGACATTAGATTCGACAGCATTGTCGTTCAAAGAAGACCTTGTCTTATTGTAGTATGATGTCAGGGTTGGTATGATGTAAGTGTAGTCAGCATCAATAATAACCGGATCGACCGCCAGAGGCGTCCTATCAGAGATAGAAGATTTGATCATTTGCTTTCTGTTCGTCGTGGCAAACTTTTCGCCAAACGGTTTAACCGCTATAAAGACCTTTCCGAACACAGCAGGGGTGGCTTGCTCGCCACCAAATGCAATAATTGATTCCAAGTCAGGATTCTCTGAAAGAATGATTCTCTCATAATCAGTTGCGATTATTGCACGGTTTTGCGTTTGGTAATTTCTTGGAGCTTGAAACTTGATTGATTCTATTGTTTCTTGGGGTCGCCCACCAAGAGATGGTGATGGAACAGAACTGATCACAGCAGAAGAATAGCTATATCCAACATCCAAGCTATCAACGCTGAATGTATCCGCACCATTAGTCGCTTCGCCACTATTCACAAGGTAATCTACCTTGACAATATTGCCAGCCTTTAACGACTTACCTAAAGAACCGGAACCAAATATAACCTCATACTTCTTATCTGCAGTTTCCTCAACAAAGAATATTGGCGTTGTTGAAAACACTTGAGTTATATTAGATGCGCGGCTGAACTCAGTCGTTGTGCTATCACTAGAAGACTCTTGTACATTGACCACAATACTTGTAGTGTCCACTCCCTCATTCGGCAATATATATCGAACGGGGTTTGATGCGCTGGCAGTCCAAGCGTGTGACAGTGGCTCGCCTTCTCTAATTGAAATTGTGGAAGTAAATACACCAGGAGAAGATGCAGCAATCTTTTCAGCAGAGGGGGTGACATATGTGTACGTTATATCATCAACAGTTGTGGTGAATTTGCTATTCTTAGGCACAGTGATTTGAGTTGCAGTCGGGTCTATGCCATTAATAGACAACACCACTTCTGCCGTTGCCCCTATGGACGAAACCGGAACATAACCCAACTCCTTAGCTCGGGAAACGACAGAGTCTCTTTGCTGCGCCGTGTCTAAGAACATCTCATTTCCGACCATGTTCAGATAATATGCATTGTAGTGCGTATTATATGCCAGGACGTCAAGAAGAACAGACATGGTCGAACCCTCAAACCCATAGTCTTTAAATTGTTCTTGGCTGCTCAAATATGTCTTTAGATTTCCGCGTATTTCTTCGAAATCCAACTCGGACACTTGTAGGTATGTATTTGCTGACATTATCTGACTCTTTCTAGTATGACGTCTAGGACGACTGGGTCGGGATCGTTTATTATCATAAATGCTACGGAAATTACGAGAGCGTGCTCGTCAGT